CATAAAAAAAGGGGATCAAAATTAATTGACCCCCTAAATATTAAGTTTTATTTATAGATGTATAGGCAACCCCTTGTTTGTTGCATCGTGGAATCTATCACCATTAAAGTTATTGTTTTCATCTGCGAACCATTCAGCAAATTTACCAGTTAAATCAGTATTAAACCAATGGTCTAATTTAGATTTTAAAACGGCTTTTAAATGTTGTTTTTCGTTCTTGTCTAGGTTAAAAACTATGTCCAACGATACAATTAATTGATCTATTCTGTTGTCGAGTTCATGCTTTGATTCGTTTAGAATCTCAGCTGTACTAATAAAATGTTTCCTTGATAAACTCACGTTATATACTCCTCTTGTGCATTGTTTTTTTATTCGCAATCATGCCCATAAAACCACTCTTCAGCGTCTTCTGTATCTAATAAATCAAATATTCTATTACATTCTTCACATTTAACATTTTCCATTTTTTACACTCCTATTGTGTATTGTTTTTATGAGTAGTTTTTAAGTCTTACTCAGGTCTACTAATTTAAAAGTTTTGAATTATAAAAGCGTCTATCTTTGTGTTGGTTGTGAAATTTATTAACTTCTCAAATTCAATAACAGTGGTATGATCCCTGAGACTCTCGAGAGATTCATGCCCTATCACCATATCAGCGTTTAAATCTTCTAGAGATTCGTACTCTGTAAATTCGCCACAGATAGCCACTACATCAAGTTCTGTTTCTATTCCTGTATCTTCTTCTAAGGATTCATACCAATTAAACAACGCCCTAAGAGCATCATATGAAAAACGGTCTTTAAAATCTCCACTTTGCCACGTTCTAAACGCTTCTCTAAAATCATATTCTGATACTGTTGTATACATCTCTACACTCCTATTGTGTAAGCCAATCTCATCAGTAAAGGGTGGCTAACCCCTCTATACGCTCCAAATAGGAGCGTTTCGATCATTTAATATGTAAACCCTATGTAAACCTTAGTAGTGCCTTTAATATATTTGGCTCTTGAGTTGTTCCAACCTTGTACCCAGTACTTACGCTCTGTTCGGTCATATTCTTCTCTAGTCATCACGTTGCTATCTAGTCTTGGGGTCGGTCTAACTACAAAGAACATGCCACGTGGTACGTCCTTTAATAGTATGGGGTGGAAGTCATTATCATATTCATAAACTGTACAAGCTTCACTAAATCCAGTTTCTACGGTCTTGCTGATGGGGCTATGTGTTGTTGGTTCTGTGATCTTCATTTGTTGCGTTCTCCTATATTGTTGTCAAGCCATTATAGCAACTTGTAGATATTATGCAATGTTATTCCTTACCCTTTCCTACTAATTACTATTCATGATCCCAAAGGGTACATGATGTTATTGGTATTGATGATGTTATGTATAGATATCTTTTCATGTCAGTTATAAATATGTAGTTTCACCATAATGAAATAGATTGAAATAGATTTCACAGGCACGGATTTTATCCCCAAATCGTAGCAAACCAGTTATATTTGTTAGAACATTTTAGAACATCTAGGCACGGTGAAATAGAATGAAATGCACTTCAAATCAGAACATTTTAGAACATATACAGGTTTCCATATATCGAAGCCGATAGAGCATTGCCCCCCTATTGATATTGATATGTAGGTGCTCAAACTATTTCTCGTATTTTTGGGTATAGAACAAAACTAGAACAAGACTTACTAGGGTAAGAGTAGGTAAGAGTAGGGTAAGACTTACCCTTAAATTTTTTTTTATTTTTTTTTAGGAAGGGGCTAGGAGTAACTTACCGGGGTAAGCCCAAAAGCTTACCAGTAAGTTTGGGGATGGGTCATATATATATATATATATAATATATATTCTTAATATAGGGGATAGAGATTGTTAAGAGAAAGGGGATTGTGGTATTTTATTAAAAGAGTGTGGAAACATCTTCGACCACATGATTCTGCACTCTAAGGAATACATGAAAGAATATTTAATAGTGGGTAAAGCAATAAAAGAATTAAAGGTTGCCTGTTTAGTAGACAAGTCAAATTATCAGGGATCAGTTGCAGACCCAATAAATATTCTAGAAATTCTTACCGAAGATATTGCCAACCAATTAAATGAAGAAGAAGCAATTAAATTTAAAAACCTTTGCGAGATTAAATAATGGCTACAGGAAAAAAGTCTCCAGCATGGACAAGAAAGGCAGGACAGAATCCTAAGGGTGGATTAAATGCTAAAGGCCGTGCATCATACAAAAGACAAACTGGTGGTACGTTAAAAGCCCCTGTTAAATCAGGTGACAATCCTAGACGAGCATCTTTCTTAGCAAGGATGGGTGCATCGAAAGGCCCGGACCGGGATCCCAAAGGTAAGCCTACTCGGAAGTTGTTATCACTTAGAGCATGGGGTGCGAGCTCATCTGCTGATGCTAGAAAGAAAGCAAAAGCCATCAGTGCAAGAAACAAAAGGAAGAAAGCGTAATGCCTAAAAAAAAGAAACAAGGATTGTATGCTAATATACACGCTAAACGAAAAAGGATAAAAGCTGGTTCAGGTGAGAAGATGCGTAAGCCCGGACAAAAAGGCAGACCTACAACAGCACAATTTAAAAGGTCAGCTAAAACAGCCAAGAGGAAAAGGTAATGGCTAAAGAAGATAAAAAAGTAAAAGGTGTTTCTTTATCAGGTTTATCTACTAGGCAAACTAACGCTATGGTTGAACACAGTAAACACCATACGAGTAATCATTTAAAAGTAATGGTTCAATCAATGAAGAAAGGTCGTACCTTTACTCAGTCTCATAAAATAGCAGCTAAAAAGGTAGGCAAATAATGCCAGCTTATTTGTACAAAAAGAAAAAGAAAGCAATGCCTAAAAAAAAGAAAACAACTAGGAGAAAAAGATAATGGCACTACCACCGATCCCTGAAGGTTTTGGAGGATTCTATCCTCCTATGTATGATGAACAAGGACAATTTGTACCTCAAGTTTTGCCTGAACCTACTTTTGGTTATGACGATTTTGGCAGACCACAATACTCAAGAAATCAATTAGACGATAAAGGAAATGTCCTTCCTATGTTTACAAGGCCAAATGCAACTTTGTATAACGCAGATGGTACATTGTTTAGACAAGGTGCTTTTTCTACTGAAGGTGGAATTGATCCTGTAAGTTTACAAATGACGCAAGGTCAAAATTTTGGAGTTTCATATCCAACACAAACTAACGGAACATTTGCAGCAACCGGCCCAGCTTCTGTATTTATGCAACCAAAAGGTCAAATGCCGGGAGCACAAAGTCAACAACAAGTAAGTCAACAGCCATCTTTTCCGTCAATGTCAGGTGGTATGCAAAATGAAGGTATATACAACACAACACCAATAGCACCTCAAACAAATCAACAACAGCCCTCAACTCCATTAGCATCAGCAATGCCTAAAATGGATTCTAATACAAGTGGAAGAGGTGAAGATTTAATGTTTAGACAAAGAACTTCAGGAAGAAGTACTGGTGGGTCACGACCCACTCCAGCAAGAAACCCTAACTTAAATCGATAATGCCTAGAAAAGAAGCAACTGATATCCACCCAGCTTTGGTTGCATCTACTATTGCGTCAGCCGCAAAGCATCAGGATTACGGATCGCAAATAGATGGATGGGAATCATTTACTTCTGAAATGAAAGCATTTTTATGGGTTAGGCAATTTCATGGTAAAGACTCAGGAGCACTTGCTTACATTGGTAGATCACAATCATGGTTAACTAAGTGGGTAAGACAAAATCCTTACTTTGGTATTGCAGCTAAAAACGTAAGATCAAAGTCTGTAGAAGTAGATGAGTTACCTAACGATGAACTAAAACGTGTAGCTAAATGGCATTTAGTACAAATGCTAAATGATCCTGAATTACCTGTAGAAAAAAGATTAGCAGTAATAAAACAGATACAAGTCTTACCTGATGAAGCCGGGCCAACTAGAGGTGGGGGAAGAGGTAAAGTAAGACCAAAGATCAGACCTGTAGTATCAGAAGATATTAAACCCGGTGCAGTTGTTCCTGACAGAAGAACTCCATCACAATACATAGAAGAAGATGAAGAGGAAGAAGATGTTTTTCCTCAAGGAATAGGGATTGATATAGATGACACAACAACAATTGTTGAGAACAAGGTACAGTCCTCATGAAGGACAACTTGAAGTACATTCACTTCACGCTAAAGAGAAATGGTTAGAAGCAGCAAGAAGGTGGGGAAAGTCTCGTTGTGCGTTAGGTGAATTAGAAGCAGCCTATTACGAATCTTTATCTCGCCCAATTGAACACATTAACAAATACCAATTAGTTCCACCGGGATTTCACGCTTGGGTTGTTGCCCCTTCCTACATTCAGGGAAGACAAGCATGGAACGAATTACTACAACTTCTTGATCCTAGTTGGATACGAGAAACAAACCAAGCCAATATGACTATTACCCTAAACGGTTCATCCGAAGAAATATGGGGATTAATAGAAATGAAATCTGCTGATAATGCTCAAGCACTACAAACTGTAGGCTTAGACTTTTTGTGGGTATCAGAAGCACAAGATATTCCAAACGCAGCGGCAGAAAAATTACGCCCTACCCTACGACAAGCAGGAAGAATGGGCAAAGCATTGTATGAAGGTATTCCTTCTGTATATCCTGAACATTGGTTTAGAAGGGGATGCGAAGCAGCCAAACGTGGTGCACATAAAAGCCACAGATATTTTCATTACACTGTTTACCAAAATCCGTTACTTATGCCTGAAGACGTAGAAGAAGTAGAAGGCGATAAAGAAGTTATGCCTGAGTCTGCATGGAGACGTATGTATCTAGCAGAATTTTCTTTGTCATCAGGATTCTTTTCTAATGTAGAAGATTGCATAGGTGGCGATTTATTAGATGAACCATTACCCGGCAAAAACTATGTGGCAGGATTAGACTTAGGCGTATCTCGTGACTTTACTGTATTAACAGTTTTTGATGCTGATGAACGTAGAGTTGTATACCACAGATTGTGGGATGGTCAGTCTTGGCCACAAGTACAACAACACATTGTTGCAATCAACCAAGAATGGGGGTTGCAAAGAATAATGGCAGACGCTTCAGGTATGGGTCTAGCTATGGTTCAAGAACTAGAAGCAAACAACTTACCTGTAGAAGCTGTGTCAATTCAAAAGAATAACCGTGAAAAATTGTTGGCAACATTGCAAGTAGCAATGGAACATAAAACTATACAATTTCCTGCTATTCCTATAATGTTACGACAACTAAGGGCATTTCAACATGTTAGAATGTCTAGTGGAAACTTTAAAGCACAAGCCCCTGTTGGAGAGCATGACGATGAAGTCTTTGCTCTAGCCTTAGGTTTATCGGCTTGTAACGAACCTGAATACTCACAATCAAGAAGGCGTGGTTTTGGTGGTAGATATTTAGCAACACAAGACGAAACAAACAAAGGTTATGGTATTGGTGGAATGAGTAGAGGTGAAATTATAATGAGAAACAGAAGGTTGGATCGTGTGGAAGATAGGTGGGATAAGGCAGGAGTAGAATAATGGTGTTAACAGATTTTAATACAGGCAATCCTTTAGTTCCTGGTGACATGAATTATGATGATAGTAAACCTACTGCTGAAAATGTTCAACAAATTTTTGATACTTATAAAGCACACTATGAAGTATTTCATAATCAATGCGAAATAGAAGATGAGTATTATCATGGCACTCGTACTGTTCCTATTCCTGATGATATGCCTATTGATCCTGTTAGACCAGCTACGGCTCACGCTATTGTTAATGTTGCTACTGATCACGTTGATGTCAACAATCCGTCTATCTTCGTACCAGCTCCATCACCAAGAGCAAAGAACAGATCAGAACGAATACAAAAATTCTTGCAAGGTGTATGGATGCATATACCTGAACACACCAAAAGAACAGTAGTAAAACACTCTATTCAATATGGAGTTGGGTTTATTAAAACTTGGTGGGATGGGGACAAATGGCCTGATGCCCCTTTGTTGGACGAATACGAAGATGAGCAAGAATACAAAGAAGCTTTACAAGATCACTTAGATCAAAGAAACATTTCTTTTCCTTTTATTATTGATGCTGTTAATCCTAAAAATATGATTTGGGATGACTCAAGAGCAGGTATGAAATGGGCAATTGAATATTACGAAACAAGCTGTAACGACATACAGATGTTATATCCTGAATGGACACCAATGACTGCTAATGCAGAAACTGTAATTTTTATGGAATATTGGGATGATACTTGGTGTGGAAGAATGGCAGATGGTGAATGGATATGGGGGCCGCATAAACATGGATACGGCTTTAACCCTTACGTAAAAATACAACCCGCAACATCTTTAGACTATGATGTTGGTATGCCTGAAGATAGATATCAAGGTGTGCTTAAACCTGTACATAGCTTACTTGATTCAGAAGCAAGATTGATTACTCAGTACGAAGCAATACTTAGGCAATACGCTTGGAGAACAATTGACTTCTATGGCCCGGCATCTTCAGCTGAAGCAACAATGGATGAATACGAATTGTTTGCAGCTAAGAACTGGGTACGACCAAATGTAAATATACAACCATCCCCACTTGCAATGCCACCACAGGAAATATTGCAACAACTTGGAATGGTACAGACAATGATTGAAGAAGCTACATTCCCTAACGTAGTCAGAGGTATGCGACCATCAGGTGTTTCTACTGGATTTGCACTAAGTGTTTTAGCAGGTACAGGAAGATTAGTGTTTGGTAAATTTGCTGATGCTATGGCTAGAGGAATGGAAAATGCTAATGAACGATTCCTAAAGTTAGTAAATAATAAAGCTATGGGTAAAGTTACAGTACATGCTAGAAGTAGCGTACAAAATTTTGATCAAGCAATTGCACCTGACGATATAAAAGTATTCTACGAAAATTCAGTATCACTAAAAGCAGAAGCCCCTGAAGAAAGAGAACGTGAAGCATTATTAGCATTACGTTTATGGAACGGTGGATCAGGATTAATTAGCTTGTACGAAGCACAAAAACGTGTAGGGATTACTAATCCGTTAGAAGAACAAAATCAAATGGCTGCTGAAAAATTATTAGAGATGGCTCGTGGGCAACAAGCACAAGAAGTTGCAGAAGCTGTTGATTTAGAAAGACAACGAGCAGCCGCAGCTGATACGCCAGCTTCAAATCAATTAGGTAATCAATTCTTGCCCGGACAAGCACAATTGCAAAGACCCGGAGAAGCAGGAATACAAAGACAAAGAGTAGGACAAGGAACTCAAACTGAAGGAACATTTCCTCAAGGAATGGGTGGCCTTGATTTATTAGGATCACAACTAGCAACAGGAACAGGTGGTGGTAGAAACATGCCAACAGGAGATAGAGTGGAATAATGGCAAAAGAAACAGATTTATTAAAAGACCCATTATCGTTAGCACAACAAAGATATCAAGAACAAGTTAATGCATTTAAAAGTCAATATTTACCAAAACCTAAAAACCCTGTTAGAGAATTTTTAAAAGAAATAGATGTTTCTAAAGATGAATGGCAAGGATTGTTTAAATAATGGCTGCCCCTATAAACTACAATAGAAAATATTTTGAAGATATTTTTGGTACGAAGGAACTTGACGCAATGGGTAATAAATTGCCAAATTCTTTGCCTGCTATATTAAAACGTATCACTACCCACATGCAAGACAAGTTAAAAGCAAATGTTGTTGGAGCACAAATTGCGTCTGTTGATGATGTAATAAATACAGATGTAACTGAGGGTGAAATAGTTGCTACACCAGCAATTACTACAAGTGACATTTGGAGTGAACCCCAATCTTTACAATTACTAAATGAAGTAATAGGCAATTCGTATGATATTTTTGCAGAATCGGTAGATGTAAAAACTCGAAATAACATGGTTAGAAATATTGGTATTAACCTATTTAAAGTAAGAACATTAGGGGATACACAATTTATTCCGGGAACAGAAGCATATAATGATTTACCTGACGATACTAAATCTGCTTATCAAGCTGTTGCTAATATAGAAGATATAGTTGATAGAGATGCTACAAAAGCATTTAAAATTTATAGGGTTCATGAATACATAGAAGAAATGAATGAACGTGGCTTAATTGATAATGAAGTATTTGAATCAATTAAAAGTGGTGGCAAATACGGAACTGCTCAAGAAATTTTAGATGAAGGGGCTAGCGTTTTACAAAACATTTTTAACAACGAAACACAAATTACAAATAAAGTATTAACTGCTTCTGATAGTTCTAATATAAGAACAGCTTTTGCTAGCACTATAAAAGATATAGATAGTGATAACGCACAAGAAACAGAACTTGGACAATTGCTTGGTGTAACTAAAGAAATTTCTAGTTTTAATGCAGAAAGATTTAATAAATTTAAAAGTTTAAAAAATAAATCAGACAAATTAAATTTAATGTTAGGTACAGCAGATGCTGGAGAAATTGATCAAAATTTACGCAATACATTAATTGAAGAATTAGAATTAATAGAAAACAATTTAGCATTTGGTAATCCAAATATTACTGAAGAGCAAATTCAACAAACTTTATTTTCTCACGTTGAAAGACTTACCCAACCCCAAGTTATTGAATTAAGTGAAGCTGAAGGTGGTGGGGTAATGCGAACAGGAGAAACTAGAATTGATATTTTACGTCAACGAGAATATCAGAAAAAAGGGGCAGATGTTACATACAAGCAAGCAGAAAGTGCTGTTGACGAATACATTCAACGAACTTCAGGGTATGGATACAGTTTAAGTAAAGATCAAAAAACTGCCATGATAGAAAATTGGTTTGGGGCACAACTAACAGCTTATGGTCAAGGAGTATCCCCACCTAGTAACAATTCCATATTTAGTCAATATGATAATTATATTCAAAATAATGTAATGACTGATACGCAACGTAAAGAACAACAAGCAGAATTTGCTCAACAACAAGCAACGGATAGTGAAATAGCAAGTTCAGGAATTGACCCTAATAGATATCAATTTGATTCAGCCTACAGACAATCAACAGATGAGTCATTAGATAGATTTGAAAGTCTTGGTTATGGATTAACTCCTACAAATAAGTTAGCACCATTACCGGGAGCATCTTATGTGATGCGAGATTCACAAGGTAATCCAATCATTGATGAAACAACAGGAAAATCTAAGTTAGGTTATCTTGAAGGTAAAGATATATTAAGCAATTTAGATTTGTTTCCAAAAACATTTCAAGATATTTACAAATACACTAGAGAACAAGATCCCGGTGCTATGGTAACAGGGCAAATATATGGAAATGTTCCTTCGTTACCAAGTTATTTATTTGATGATTTAGGTAATGTAGATAAAAGCACTTTGTTCTCTACTGATGAAGAAACAGGGGAACGAATTCCTTTGTATCCAAATTTAGGTCAAATGTCTGAAGGCTTTGCAGAAAAAATGGCAGCAAACCCTGAATTATATA